GATAAGTTAGAGTTAGTAACAGTATTTTAACTTGCTTCTCTCTCCATATCATACATCCTCACAGAATGTAAGACCAGCTCACGATATTTCCAAGCGTTGACCAGGTATTCAATCACTTCAGGATCTTCAATTTCAAAACCAAAGAGCAGCAACAATCTAACCGTGTATTCGTTTTTCAAAATTGGGACGTTGTAAGTCACATCCACCCAATGCTCAAAGCCTGAATCTGTCTGCTCTACATTTGCTAGTTTAATATTTAAAATCTTCATTTTTATTCCTCCTACTTATCTATTCGTAAAAGAAGATAAAAAGTTATGAAAAAATCATTACTTTTTTAATTCAGACAGTACTTTCAGAGCAATTTTGTTAATGTCAACAAAATTGGCAACCAAGCGATTTAATACTATTTGTTGACGCCAACAAGTCAATTTTCAGACAAACAAAAAAACCGCAAGCCTGAGCCTGCGGTGAAAGAACAATTTAGAAAGTTTCCTTTCTATTTATTTAACTGTAATCAAGCCATCTGGCTCTACTGTGAAGTCTGGCTTATCTGCCAGTGTTCCGTCTGGTTTGAGGTAGTACCAGCCTGTTCCGTCTGCGGACTGGATAAAGGCATTTGATACCATAGCGCCTTCTTTAGCGTCTAAGTAGTACCAAGTGTCCTTGTACTTGACCCAGCCTGTCTTCATGGCACCTTCTTCGTTGAAATAGTACCACTTCTCAGCAATTTTCTTCCAGCCTGTAGCCATTTCGCCTGAGTTGTCAAACCAGTACCAGTTGCCGTCTGTGTACTTCTTCCAGCGGTCTGCAAGCATATAGCCTGAGCCATCGAAATAATACCAGGTACCGTTGATTTTCTCAAACTTATCTTTTGGATAAGAGCCGTCTGAATGTACGTACCAGTAGCCAGTGTCATTCTTCTGCCAGCCTGTTTCAATCGTCAAGCCGTTCTCAATATCATGCTTAAACTGCTCACGGCTAATGCCCCAACTTGCAAGATATGGATATGGATCCACATGGTCTGAGTGGTTGGTTGGTTGGTTATTCGTGCAATACTCGTGCGTTTTAATTCCAGCTAAACTCCCTGTATCAAGCGTTTTCGGCAAACCTGCTTCATCTGCTAGATTGCGTAAGAGTTCGATATAAAGGCGGTAGTCCGTCATGAACTCTTCTTTAGTTGAATGGCTTTCAATCAGTTCAACCGCTGCGTAACTCTCAGTATTCCAACCGCCCCCAACATCCCAACTTCCGTTGTTCACAGGACCTACTTGCATGACACGGCCATTTCCGACAACATGTGAAAAGAACCCTAGTTCAGGGTCCTTTCTATAGTGGTAATCAGCCTCATTTTGAGCTGTTGAGTTACGGTTGCCTGTTGAGTGGGCGTGTACTTGTCGATAAGGCTGCACACCGACCTGAGGCAAGCCTGTACGTAGTCTGCTTGTATCGATATCCATTACTCTTATCCTTTCCAAGCGTCGTTCATCTGTTTCACTGCGGACTCTACGAAGGTGTCTAAGTCTTTGTCAGTCATGCTAATATTGTATTTTGTAAGCTCAGCACGGACTTTAGCGCGAGCCTGTGCCAGTTTTTCATCTCCCTTGTAGCCAGTTTCAGCAGCTACTTGCTCAACGGCATTAACTGCGTTCTTAGCCAAGATTTCAACAATCTTGATAGTCTTTTCTCCACCTTTTTTGACGAGGTAGTCCTTGACTGCCTTGACTGCGATACCAGCCAAAATAACAAGGATGCTGATTGCTCCATTAGTAATGATTTCAGTAATTTGTTGCATTTGTTATTCTCCTTTTTCGATTTCTTCCATGCGGTCGTTCATGCGAACCATTTCTTTTTGAATGTCTCCGACCGTGTGAGTGATTGTGGTTAATTCTGTAGTGGTCTTTTCTAGGTGAGTCATCAAACGCTCTTCTCGTCTATTAGAGTCGGCCTTTGATTGCTCGTGCAAATCCATAATCTTCTTCTCTCGCTTGTCCGAAGTCTTGATAAGATATCGAATGATAATAAAAAAAAGCAAGATAAACAAAATCGCCCAAGCTACCTGACTTTGAGCGATTTTTTCAGCTTCTTCAATTGGCATACAACCTCCTATTCTTTAGGTTCTACCGTTGGATCCGTCCAGTCAGGATTGCCCTCTGCATCAAATTTCATGATATAGAATTCATGATTCAACAGAACGGCTACGTTGATTGTTGCGATTGTACCACCCCACTGGTTGAACGCCCAAACGGTTTCAACATCCTTGAATTGGCGACGGCCATTTACGATCACAGGACGTTTTTGAACGTCACGATACATATAGAAGTCATCGCTTACATTCTTGCAACGAATGAACTCTCCATTTTCTTTCATGTAGCGCAAAGCACTCGCAAGATCAAATGGTTCTGTGATTTTTGTAAGGTCTAGTAAGTTATCTGTGTTTTGAATTGTTTCTGCCATGTCTATTCTCCTTTGTCTGCTGGTTTAGTTTGTTCATCAAGCAGAGCTTCCAGCTCATCCACTCGTGCTTGAAGTCTTTGATTCTCTTCCCTTTGCTCATCCAACTGAATACTCAAGATATTACTTGTAATCATCGAATTTGTTGAAGTTGTTGATATTTCACTAATTGTCATTCGTAAGGCTTGGTTAAGCTGTTCTGAGTTCATTTTCTAAGTTCTCCAATCTGTGTGTTCGTTTTCTATTTTCAAGAGCAAGCTCCTGAATTGCCTTAAAGTGCGATATTGGTCAACATGTTGTTATTCATGCTATTGTTTTCTCCATTTTTCTATTTTTGATTTAATTCTTGAATAGCCTTGATTAAGTAAGGAACTAAAGCGGTATAGTCGATATGTAGATAGCCATCTGGATTCTCAGGATCTCGTGAGACAATTCTTGGAACGATGGTTTCAGCCTCTTGAGCTATTAGACCAATCTCCTCATGTTTCTTATTTTCGATGAAATCAAATGCAACCATTCTTAATCTGTTGATTTTGTCCAAGGCTTTCACAGCTGTATCTGTGATGTTCTCTTTTAAGCGTCTGTCTGATTTTTGTTCCATCCAATACTTCACGCTACCGCTACCGACCTGATTCCACCAAACAACCGCATTCCTTCCGCCTTTGGGATTCCAACCATCACCAAGCACATCTTTACTTCCAAGTTCGATACCATTTGAAAACACAGGAGAACGAGAAAAAGTAGTATTCCCATAGAAGTTTGCTCTCGATGAATTCGAAAAATCCACTTGATCATAAAAACCGACTTCATTCCTACAGTACATTTTCCCATCAGTATTGACGTTCCATGCTTTAGGTCCGGCATAGTTCCAATTATTTCCCCAGTTCGCCCAGAAGGCTGTCCGGACTCCATGCCCGGCACCATTCCCCATACCAACAGAGAACTGATTGACACCTGAAATCCAGCGACCGCCACCCTGGTCAAATTGACCAAGTGTGAATCCACCGATTCGGCCTTGATAGGCTTCTAGGAAGGTTGAGCTAGAAATGACGGACTCAACCTTAGTAGAGAAGATACGTTTAGATATCAGTTCGTAAATAAAAGCATCAGTTGCAGTTAATTTTCTAATAAGCGCATTGTCAACTTTCAACTTCTCAGCAGTTACCGCTTCAGCGTCTAATATCGTAGTCGTGACCGAACCAGCTTCAAAATTGGCCGTTTTGAGCTTATCAACCATGGCAGACTTGATGACTGCTCTGTCAATCAGGGTCTCTCCAGTGATGTGGGTCAATTTCCCAACAAAGCGGTTATGTCCATTGGCGCCAAGATTGATTCCAGAGATGATATCTCCAGCCGAGTTGATGTTTTGAACTGCCCATGAGCCAGTTAGTTGGCTTTGAACAGAGCGAATCGCTTCGTCCGTGTCTTCAGGAGCTTCCTTGTAATCCGTCGCGACAGAACCTCTTTCGAGTTGAACATCTGTAACATAGAGGTTGATGGTCTTCCCTTTTTCACCAAACAACATCAAATTCAGATTCTCTACATCGTCTGATAAAGTAAACGTAAATGTGAAACGCTTATACTTCGATGTTATTTGTGGACTTGGGATATTTTGCCACTCTTGCCCAATAATGTTTTTGTTTTTGATGTAGTGCAAAGCGACTTTCAAGCCACTGTTGCTATCGCCACCATCTTTCGAAACAAGAAGAGATACACTCACTTTCTCACCTCGAACACCATCAAATGCAAAAGATTGCTGAATTCCAAAAAAATTAGCAACATCTTGAGAATCGTGATAGAAGTGTAGTCCTGGACGATTTCGATTATTAGGATTTTGAGAGTGTTGATAGTTGAAATTCAAACCAAAATTAACAGATTGATATTCAAGCCAGTTTTTCGAACCGTTCTTAAATTGACCATTTCTGATATAATTTCGACCACCTTTGGCAACCTTCCAACCTCAACCTGAAACAGTTGATTGGTCAGAGCCATGCGAGCAACCTTATCCGCAATTCCATTTTCAGTATTGCCCAAAATCCGCTCGTAAAGTTTACTGGTTTCCTTAACACGCTGGAAGTCAGTAGTCTCTACTTTTCGCACTAGTTGATTGGTCACATTCGCAAATTGACTATCAGCATTCGCTTTGTTTGCAGAAACCTGATCAGATATTCTACCCATTTGTCGTTCAGCATTATCCTTGTTTGTAGCGACCTGAGTCTTTAAATTTGAAATCTGATTATCTGCGCCTTGTTTATTACTGTTTATCCGATTTGAAAGATTTGAAATCTGAGTAGTGGTTCCTTGCTCACTGCTTGTAAGTCTATTTGAAAGGCCACTGATTTGACCGCCCACATCTTGCTTATAAGTAGTTATCTGACTTGAAATATCCGTGAACTTACCATCTACAGATTGACGATAGCTAGCGATTTGACTAGCGATGTCTTTATTCGCACTAGTTTTAACAGCTTCAATCCTTTGATTGATACCCTTAACATCTTCTTGATAAGTAGCCTTACCAACGAAATCACGATTGACCAGCTCACGGACTGCTATCGCTTGTCTCGTGCTCTCCTCACGAGTATAGCGCTGTAGGGCTTCCTGTCGCTGACCGTCTTTATTTACATATTCCTGAATAGCTGATAAATCGGTTCGCAAGCCCTGAGCTGTCCGCTCAAAGGTAGCCTTAGCTTCAGTGATGAGACCATCAGCGTCCTCAGGCGCAGGACTCCAGTCCGTCGCCACACTACCGATTTCAACCTTGATTCCTGTTACCCAAGCTGTACCGCTTGTAGCACCTTCAAGATTGAATCGCAATGATGTCTTCAATTGATCAAAATTTGTTTTTTCAGAGTAGTCATAAGTGAATGTAATATATTTCCAATCTGCCGAACCTTTATACATACCAAGCGTAGCATAATCTGGACCACTCTGTACTCCGGTCTCACTATTTTTTCTAAAAAGATAATGTTTGAAGCAATTAAATACATTCCAAAAATTTCGACCTTGGACTACATTTTCGTACTTGACCCAAGCGCTAAAAGTAACTTTTTGATACAACCTTGAGCTGAAATCTGGTTCAATGTTGAACGTTAAAGTAGAGTTGTTCTCTAGCCTATAGCATTCTTTTTGACCTGTGACGTGGTTTTCAGGTAATTTTTCAATTACAGCTCCAACCGTCTTGGATTTTATCCATAGATTCCGTCCTCCCACCTTCATTTTTGAAAATTCTTCACGCAATTTCCCAGCTTCAGATACAACTAAAGTCTTATCTGCTTTATCCTTGGTTGCGTTCAGGATTTCCTGACGGATAGAGCCAGCTCGCACCTCAAATTCAGCCTGACTCAACTTCTGATTTAGCTTGTTCTGCGTGTCTGTCTCAAGCCTCTTCACAGATTGCCGGATATTTTCAGCAGTCACGTTGAGTGCGCTGATATCGGCTTTGGTTCTAAGGCCTTCAGTATTCGCACTAGTTTTAACAGCTTCAATCCTCTGATTGATACCCTTAACATCTTCTTGATAAGTAGCCTTACCAACGAAATCACGATTGACCAGCTCACGGACTGCTGTCGCTTGTCTCGCGCTTTCCTCACGAGTATAGCGCTGTAGGGCTTCCTGTCGCTGACCGTCTTTATTTACATATTCCTGAATAGCTGATAAATCGGTTCGCAAGCCCTGAGCTGTCCGCTCAAAGGTAGCCTTAGCCTCAGTGATGAGACCATCAGCGTCCTCAGGCGCAGGACTCCAGTCCGTCGCCACACTACCGATTTCAACCTTGATTCCTGTTACCCAAGCTGTACCGCTTGTAGCACCTTCAAGATTGAATCGCAATGATGTCTTCAATTGATCAAAATTTGTTTTTTCAGAGTAGTCATAAGTGAATGTAATATATTTCCAATCTGCCGAACCTTTATACATACCAAGCGTAGCATAATCTGGACCACTCTGTACTCCGGTCTCACTATTTTTTCTAAAAAGATAATGTTTGAAGCAATTAAATACATTCCAAAAATTTCGACCTTGGACTACATTTTCGTACTTGACCCTAAGCGCTAAAAGTAACTTTTTGACTACAACCTTGAGCTGAAATCTGGTTCAATGTTGAAACGTTAAAGTA